TTCAACGGCAGGAGCGGCTTGTTCGGTAGTGTTTTCCACTTTGTCTCCTTCATTTTGGTTTGTTGTATCTGCAACTGTGTCAGTTTCAGAATCCTCTGATGCGGCTACCTCAGAAACGCGAGCTGATCGCACAGCCGGCTCCGTAACCAATGCAACGGCTGTGAGCTGGCCATTAATGACCTTCATTGTGCCATCCTTTTGCATTTCGTAATTGTCCACGGCCAATTCAATGGAAAATCCATCGCGCAAGCCTTCCATTGCCTCAGTAAGCGCATCGGTGCCAGCTGTGGTGTTAGCGATCTTAAATGTGGCTGTCATTTCCTTATCGTTTACGCTCATGGCGATGCTTTTCCCAATTCTGCGTGTGTTGTCATGCTCAAGGTTCAAAAAAACATCTTGAGGTTGAATTGATCCACGAGCAAAAACAACTTTGCCTGTTGATGCATTTGCGTGCTCATTAAAAGCAACAATGCGGCCGCTGATTGTGCGTTCATTTGAATCAGCTGCGGTGATTTGCATTGGTGTTGTTAGCTTCATGAGATCATGTCCTCCATTTGTCGAATTTCATCGGTGGTAATCGCACCAATTTCAAATAAAATCTTATAAATTTCTGCACGCTCTTTTTCTGATCCGCGCAAATATGCCTTCAAATCAAATTCCACACGCTGTGTTTGTGGTGTGAAATCCGGCATTGATAAACGACCAGCAATGCTATTCATTAACGGCAAAAGTGAAAAATCCAACAAGGTTTGACGCGCTGTGCTGGCATTTGCATATGTCATGGAGGAGCCTGTTGGCGCGTCAATAAAGTAAGCCGGAATACCCACGGCACGAGCTAGTTCGGTCGCAATTATTTCGCGTGCAGCATTGAGACCAATTTGCTCTGGTGTAAAGCCAACAGTTTCCATTGTAATATCAGCATTGAGAAAAGCTGTGCCGCGATTTCTACGAGCTGCACCCCACGCATCAAGCAATTTGGCAATGCGGTCAGCTGGCAATGCTGTGCCATTAGATTTCAAAACCATCGATGGCACCGGTTCGCGTGCATACATTGCGGCAGCTCTTTCAAGCTCTGCACCAGCACGGATTGTGCGACCTGCGCGATTCAACAATCCTTCATCGTTGCCATAAAATACAATTAAGCTGCCCGGGCCTGAATCTGGCACACGAGATCCATCGACTGTGTAATACTCAATTTGCGTGCCTTTATCGTTTAAAAAAACGCCAACGCGATTTGGAGCAACACGCCACATTTCGCGCACGCGGCCTGTATCTGCAAAAACCGATTGTATTTGAAAATATGAAAATCCCGTAAAAAGTAAATCCTCACAAGCCCACACCCATGATGCTGCTCCTGGTACCCGTTTATCCGGCTCGTTGATCACAACAGGTTGTTCCACAATTTGCCCGGTGTCCTTGTCACGGGTTACCAATGGCACAGTTGCAATTGAATTGCAGATCATGTTTCTTGCGCGTGCAATCGCTGGCACACTCATTGCTTCCTCACGGCTTGCAATGTAATCAGCTCCACCAAATGGAAAAAATGCATCAAGTGTTGGAGCTGGCCCGATTTGTGCAGCTATGTCAGCACCACGCGTGGGCGCGACTGTTTCAATCATGCGCTTTCGGTCAAATAATCCCATGCACCTATTTTCTCAAAATGTCAAGGATCAACCCACTAAAATATCAATTTCCGTTTCTGGGCGTGTCGCAAAATGTGTGCACAATGCAGCGGCCACGGCAGCGGCCACGCTGGATTGGCTGGCACGCCTTCCAATAACCCATCCGCCATCACCTCTGCGCAATTGCACGGCTGAAAGCATTTGCTCTGTCAATGCAGCTTGATTGCGATGCTTTAACCGCCCGGAATTGATCGCACCCAAAAGCTCATCGCAAGCTTGTGGGTATGAGCTGTCCATGTCATGGATTGGGATACCGGCTGGCAACAAACGAGCTGCAATTGCACCTGTTGTTCGCCTTGAGTACAACAAATGCTCAATTGGGTATTTGCGACAATATGAGGCGGCATCATTGGCAATCGCACGATCATCAAGCTGGATTGTGTTTTCCCATGTATGCAACAGCTTCACAATAAATGATTCATCACCAAGCTTTTGAGCTGCAACCAATGCAGCGTTTCTGCGATCTGGTGAAATATCAATCGCCATCCATGTGAGCTTGTCCTCATCCAGATCAATCGACTCATCGCCACAGGCTTGCCACTCTTTGGCACCCACCACGCTGGAAATTGTCTGAACCCATCTGTTTAGAACCTCGGTCATTACAACATCGGGTGGATCATTGAAAACAGCTCGGATATTGTCCGGATGGATTGTTATGTTGAGGCCGGGATTGGCAAAAGCTGCATTTTCCAATGTGATCTCATCCGTAGGTGCTGACCACTCAAAATAGCCAACATCATCAGATGCACCCGATGCAGCTGCCAAACCACGCTCACGCAATTGATTGAGAACGATTGAGTGTGAATCACCAGCTGATGAAAAGCAATTAACCTGTGGATTTTTGGCAGCCATCAATGTATATCTCATTGAGGCAAAAGTCTCCATGTCATGCATTTCCCGGATTTCGTCCATGTGTACTGTTTCCGGCTTACTCAAACCGCGAGCAGCTGACCCACCAGCTTTAATGATAAAACGACACCCATCAAGCGTTTCAATTTCCTCAGCTCCATGTTGCCAGCGGATACGCTTCACGCGCTTGGCCAAATCGTCATGGCTTTCAATTGTCTGCACAATGGATCGAAATTGCTCAAGTGATGTTACCAATCTGTGAGCTGTGGAAACCTGTAAAGATTCTTGCCAATGAAAAAGCCCCATCATAATCCTTGCCATCATGTAAGTGCTCTTGCCATTTTGCCTCGCAACGCTGGCCACAGTTACGGGATGGTGATATCTCCCATCCGGCTTCACCTTGAGCGAGTGTTCAGCAAGCCATTTTTGCCAAGGCATAAAGCCGCCCGGGATGATCTGATCGGCAAAATCGATCAGCTCAAAGCCGCGTGATGGCAAATCATTGAGTGGTGAGTGGATTCGTGGTGTAGATATAGGCGAAAAAACCGATGTGAGCCGATCTGAGCCTGTTTGAACCGGTCTGGTATCAATCATGACCTGATCATCACTAATCATGGCTCACGCTGACATTTTCGGGTACAAACAGACCTTGGGTATGCTTGGTTGTGGAAACAGGCTCAAAAAAATCAAACGGCATTTTCTTTCCTTTCGATGTATTGCACCTTACACAGGCACAAACAAGGTTGGACTCACTATCATCGCCCCCACGGGCTACCGGCACCACATGATCAACTGTGGTTGCGTTTTCAGTTCCACAGTAAGCGCATATGCCTTGATCTCTTGCAATGATTCGCTTCCTGATCTTTTTCCATTGCGTGCTGTTCTTAGCTCTTTGGCTTGAATATGCCATCAATGCCACCCATGCTTTCGCCAATGAGCCAAAGCTCCATTGCAAATCTTGCCTTGATACCTATGATCGATGTACCTCAAGCTCCAATCAATCATGCGAAAGCCATCAAGGTTTCGATACTTTGTGTTACGCATCTGGCCAAGGCCAAAGTGGTTGCCATTTGGATTGATTGCCTCAACACGCCAATTGCTTTCTTTTGTGATTAAGATGTCAAAGCATTTCATCTCTTGCCAATTGACAATTCTTGAGTGTGCATAGAGTTTCAATGAATCAATTGATGGTTTCTTTGTTGCATCTTGTGTGGCCTGTGCCGGTGTTGCTGATGCAATACATAGCCCGGCCAATAGCACCAAGCATCGCTTGCGAGCTATCCGCCTCAGCGGCTCGCCCACGAGCATGGAGCGTAACAACAAAGTCAAATACGATGCAACATTGAGCGTGCGCTTGGGCGTTTCCAACAGCCTGTGCACAAAGCCTGTGGATAACTTTTTCATTTGCTACCCCATCCGCTACCTTTGAACACAGCTGGTGTTGCAGCCCAAATGCGTGTCATTGGAATCGCACACGCCATGCAATTGCCAGCATCCACATCACCATCAACATCGATTGATCGATTGATGATTGCCATGGTGCCGCATTGATCGCATTTGAATTCATAGCTTGGCATCTGAAAGCTCCTCAATCCTGTCATCATCGACAAGCTTGATCCCAAATGTGCCACATCCCATGCATTGAGCAAACCACTCATGCTCTGTAAGTTCAGCACCTTTCTTGAGGCCGTGGCGTTGCTTGGCCTTGCCGTAAAGCTTTTTGCAGATTGAACAATCAAATTGCAGGATGTGCATAGTTGCTCCTCATAAGTGTTTCGATGGGTTGCAGGTTAATTTGTGGCACGCTCCAATTGTTTTGTGATGCGTTTCGGTAGCGTGGTTTCTTAGCTACGGCCACCGGCATCCAGCCAACGATGTGCATTTTGGGTGTCTGGCCAACCACCAGCACGGCAATGTCGCGATCATGGCGATCTGAATCCTGAATCCATAGATTGCTGTCCGGATTGGCTGACCACTTGACCTCAATGTGCTCGCCCACATCGGCTTTTGACTTATCCCATGTGGTGCCCGG